GGTACAGCGCACACAACCTATCAACGAATCGATCTATGTTTTCTGGCAGCATCAACTCTCCTTCTTGTGATCTCGTTCTCAATTACTGCTACACAATTAACAAGTTCTTCTTCTTCCATTCTGCCAACAAAAGCACGGCGTAAGAACTTGGATACGCTAACTAACATCTCGTCTGTCATGATGATTTCTTCGCCCACTCAACCCTCGCCTTGTATCTACGTCTTTCATTCAATGTCATGCCACCCCAAATACCATAGGTAATGAAGTTGTCGATTGCAAAATCTAGGCATTGCTGCTGGACTTCGCAACCTCCGCATAACTCTTTGATTGCTTTTCTTTCTGAGCCGCTGTTGCCACGCTCTGGAAAGAACATGTCGGTCGGCATACCTTTGCAGGCTGCCTCGTCACCCCAGCTAAAGTCCTTGTTAAACAAGGAGAACTCATTCATTAATTCCATATCCCATTCCTTTCTATCTTTCATTGGTTTCTATCCGATATCCCAGGGACTCCACCCCGCGACATCGTAAAGGAGTTTGCCTGCTATGAGGTTAGTGAGCGGGTCTAACAGTATAGACTGCTCGCACACCTTAAGTCTCTTGCAGATAAGTCCGTGGTATTGGGCATGATCCTGCTTCCAATGTACCCCGTTGATCTGCAGCAACCCTGTGTCTGACCTATGGCTCCACTCCGAAACCCCAGTTATATTGCAGTTTTTATCAACCATATCCCCGCCAGCACGGTTAGGGCAGCCACCTGATTCCCTCAGGATTATCTGACCAAGCTTGTTCCATGTCGAGCGAGGCCACCCAGCCTGAGCTGCCAAGCTCGGTAGCCAAGAGATATCCCCGTGTTTGAAGGTCACGGGTCTTGGCAAGTCCAGCCTCTCGTGCTTGATGTATGTGGTTGGTAATTGACTCTCCCAACCAATAAAGGTGGAAGCTGATGAGGGTGCGATTGCTGCTTGAGCCTGCGAACCCAGAGCAATTATCCCTGCCAAAGGTACGGCAATACACCGTATAAGTATGTTCATTGTTCCCTCCCATTATAGTAAAACTCCTGAAGTCCTTATGGAATAAGGCTTATGATTTCTGTGAACTCGGTAAGAGTAATTAACACGATACCTTCTGTTGTTCCGTCTGGCATTGCGACCATCACAAATGGGCGATTGTCACCCAACGCCTTTGCTTGATCACTCTGTGCTTTCGCGTCTCTGAATCGTGTATAAATCGGACCAACTTGCGCGCCCGCTTTGACCTCGGTACGAAAAGCACCACCCCAGTTTTCCTCGTGACGGGTAAGATGACCACCCAACCCAAGTTTCTTACGGGCACGACGTGCTTTTGAATCCCCTTTAGATCTGTTACGTTTACCCCTAGCTGCAGGGTCGCCACAGTTGCGAATCCTACGCGCACCGTCACGACTGGGGCGCCCGAGTGTTCCGAATAGGGGACATCCCGTTGCGTTGCACTTATCTTGGTTGCCTTCACAGTAACCCTTCCTTTCATCCATTGTATTGTCCGAGTGCTTCTTTAAGTAAGACTCTGATTGTTTCTGATCTTGTGGAATGTATCCGTTTGGATACCTGATTGACCTGCTTAATCAACTCGGTATCCAAACGGATGGTAATCAAAGTCTTGGCTTTCTTGCTCACTTGTATTGGGTGATAAGCGCTGATGCCTCACCCTTTTCAAGTTCGTCAAGCTTGGAGATATTGCGGTTGATTGCTGCGCTGCACAAATCAAGTACCTCTTTGTTGTCGGAGATACCCTGGCTGCGTAGTACTGCACGCAACATACCTAATTGCTTTGGTGATGCTGGCTCGTTCGGATTCTTGATCGAGATATTTCGTGGCTTCTGCTCATCCTCTACATAAGTAGCACCGTTGCTAACCAACTCCTCCATGATTTCATTCACGGTATTATCTTTGGTTACGATTACGGTTGGATTCATAGGTCGTGAAACCAAGACATCCCCACGTTCTACCTTCTGCATCTCTTCACGGCTAGGGCGTGCACCCTTGGCTGCGTATCCACAGTTAGCGAGAGCCCTGCCGATAGCGCTGGTCTCTGCGTTCTCTGCATGGGATGTGCGGTTTACTGGGCTTGCACCCCGTAGTTCTTCTGCGTATCCCGTTGCTACTGGTCTTACATCTTCACGGTCAAAGTAAACCTCTGCCCGCACAAGGATGCGTGTGTCATCGTAGTAGTGGATAGATGTATTGATCCGACCATCTGTGTGGTCAGCCCAAAACTTTACGAGTCTGTCCTCTACTGTTTCGTAGTTATCTAAGTTGAACCCTGGCATTGTTATCTCCTTACCTTTGTTTTAAGGACACGGAATTCCGTATCCTTCCTGTATTTCTTTGACAAGACTGGATGGTCTTTATCAAACCTTGATGAATCAAACACGTTGCGTGTCTGTGTCTTCCATGTTACGACGATATCGCCGTTGAGTATTCCTTCCTCTGCTTCTTTCATCATTAGACCAAGCTCTGCTTTGAGTTTGCTTTCAAGTTCGTCAAGTTCTTTCTTTGCTTTCTTTGCTTGTTCTAATTGATTGACAATCTCTATTGCTGTCGGTGGAAGAATCGTTTGTGTACTTGATGACTTGTTGTACAGATCAGATACGTTATCGTAAGAAAGTTTTGCTACCTCAGGCACCAACCCTTGCTCAATTAAATTTAGGAACTCATCAACTGCGCTGATGTGTATCTGTTGTTCATCGGACGTAATGATCTGTGTGTACTGATGCAGCTCAAGATCGCTGTCAAAGATGCGCCATTCAATTTGATTAGTACCTGCGCAGATGGATTGTTGTACGCCTTGCCAATACCATTGACGTGGCAGTACACCTTCCCAACGTTTCTTGGTTGTCTTGATTTCAAACGGTATGCCATCGCTGGTGATTGCGTCAAGTGTGGCAATCATGCGAGCATCTCCATTCTCGAAGCAATACATAATGTCTGGGGTAAGCAAAGCAATGTCTTCTAGATCGGATGTCCATTGGATTAGGACTGGTTCAAGTCGGTTGCCTCGCTCCATTGCAGCGTTGGCTGGCTTGGGTTGCGGTGCTTCGTCAGCAAGTAGTTCTACTGCGAGATCTCCTGGTGTCATGTACTCGTGCTCATTGTGTACTGCTGCTGCGCTTGATGCAGCGATTCGTGATAGCCCTTCGGCGTTGCGCCAACGTACCTCTAACCATTCTTGGCTGCCGTGTTCTGGCTTGTTGATTGTGTATCTGTTCATCCTCTTCCTTTCGTGTAATACAAACGTATCACGTCAGGGGGATGGACACAACCTTTGATTCAAGATTTATTTGGATGCACTTGAATTCTTTGACCATTGCTGTGGGTATATGTAGAACATGGTCTACGTCATCGTTTGGGGTGATGCTCTGATATATGGTGATGTGTCCTTCTTTGCCACCGTCAGACTGGGGCAGAAGAAATCCTGCCGTGCGCACGAGCACGGGATCTTGGTCAAGGTCACGTATGTTGGTCCACGTTTCCCCGCCCGAGTGCGCGTCGATCCACGTCACATATATATAGGTGAGTTCATTCTTCGTCATCGTCTGGTTTCTCCCCGCAGATTGGGTCGCGCGGGGGCACACCTTTATTTATGCACGCGCACAGGCGCGCGCGTGTGTGTGTCATGACTGTGCCTTTGGTAGGTATTCGTAGCTAGCGTGAGACATGGACATGATTCGACCCTCGCGGGTTATTGCTATCCATGTTGGGGCATCTGGGTCGCAGAGACAAGAAGCCACTTTTGTCTCATCATGCTCGATGATTGCGTCGCAATGCTGGCAAGCAAGTCTCATAGCCAACACACGTACTCTGCGGTCACGCGCCCTTTGTCTGGGTCAATGAAGTGGATGCGCTGCGATGGTTTGCCCACGGCAGCAATGAATGTGCGTGCGTATTCGTTGTGTGATTCTGGTGAACCCGTAACAAAGATGCGCCCACCATTAGCCATAGTTAATGCGGTTGGGGTGTGGAAGTGCCCCATGTAGCAATCATCAAATGGTTCTACTACACCCGTGGACCAAGCTGATACTTTGCGCAAGATGTTTCCGAATGAACCGATCTCGTCACCGTGCACCAATAACACTTTGTAGTTTCCAATATGGAAGATCTGATACCAATCATCCGACATCTGCCACTTGACGTGCTTGATATCTTTGCAGTTGTTTGCAGCAATTTGGTAAGCCATGCGATCAATGTTGTCACCTGCTGGCATCTCACCTTTTTTACCTAGTCTGCCATGGTTGCCAAACTCACACACGACTGTGATTTTCTCAAACGATTGGGCAAGCGAACGAATGCACCCCTCAATGATGCGAACCACCTCGAACAACTGTTCGTATAGATGTGCGCTCACCTCATATTGTTGGCCTGGAAATATTCCAACACCCTCCACCATGTCGCCACCCAACATGACTACGCATTCCCTAACTGGATGATGTGCTCGTTGAATCTCGGTCAGAGACAACACCTTCTTAATCATCTCCTCTATGCGAGAGGACAATGCAGGGATGTCGTATGAAATAGTTTTCTTGCCAGCTTGCCAATCGGTAAGATGAACAAGAGCTACTTCTGGTTTACCTTTCCTTGCATCCTTGAGTGGAGGAATAATCTTTGGGCGTGGAGTGGATAGCAGCGAGTTAGCTGCTGCTTCATACACAGCTTCTATTAGGTTGGCTGTCTTGAACTTTGCTTTTGCTTCAGATCTTTGGCTATGCAACAATGCTTTCTTTAATTCAATTAGATTACTTTCGAGTTGGATAACCTCATTGAATTTGCTCACGTTATCTCCAGCGTTGGATAGTCATGTTGGATACCTGTACTCCAAACTCTCGGAGCGTGGATCCAATGGCTGCCGATGAAACAGATTGATCTTTCAAAGCTGCTTCAAAATCTGCGTAAGATTCTTTGTCAAGTAATTGTTTGATTGCTTCCCGTGGATTAAGTTTGATTTTTGTCTTTAATGATTCTTTGAATTTGCTCATGTTTCCTCCCGTTTGTTAAGTGTAACCCAGAGGGCAAAGGAAGGGAAGAACCAAAACCCCTCTGGGCTACGATGAAACTATAGTACACATGTTGCAACTTGGCAAGCATTACGCTACTGTGTGAACACAATTTATTAGGCGCATGGTTGTGCCCTTGTCGCAAGGGGTGGGACGTAAACAGGGGAACCTGGGTCGATTGCCACGTCATGTGGCAAGGCGCTGTGATTGAAATAGGGAGTCGGACTGTGGCAACCCGACGGGGGGCACAGACAGGTCTAACTAACTGCGGGTATGTTCCTTGATGTGGTCGTTGAGTTTGTGCTCAACTTTGTCCACTTTCGTTTCAACTCCCTTTACACTTTTATATATATGTTGAAGCATCCCAGAAACAACAGCGTGATCTTCTCTGTTTTCTTTTCGGAACTGAGATATGACTGCAACAAGAATTCCACCTACGGCAGTAACTACAGCAGAGAGTACTAGCGCCCAGCCTCCGTCCACGTCATACGGCTTTCTGTGAATCGACCCATGCTTGGACAGCAGGGGTAGGGTTATCTCCAGTTACCAAACGCAAATGCCATGGTTCTTCGGGAACTACTTCCCAGCTAAATCCAAACGCTGGTGCGTTAGCAAGCATCCACTCAAAACGTTCACCACTTGCCTCGCTGATATCCACGGCGATACCAAGGTTGTGTTGAGACGTACCTGGCGCCGCAAGCGACGCTAACTTCTCAGACTTCTTGTACCACTTAACACCATCCCAAGTACGAGTTGAAGCACCAGCAATAGGTTCTTTCTGATAACGCTGCAAGAATGCTGTTGTTTGCATAGCAAGCGTACGGTATGTATCCCCCGCAGACGTAGGCTTAAACGGTTTAATCCCATCAGCTAACGCCTTTGCACGCATCGCATGATATGCATCAGCTGCACGCCAATGAAGCCTACCGTAAGGTTGAGTGTCTCGGAGAAGTGAGTCTGGAAGGGCACCAGGTTTCACACCTTTAAGATCCGCAGGCAATACAACCTTAACGATAGGCCAATTCTTTTTCATTACTTCTTCTTAGTTTTAGTACCAAAAGCAGCAGAGATTTCTTCTGATGTAAGTTCACCATCAACTGAAGCAGCAGCAAGTTTCTGTACCACACCAAACAAAGCTGTAAGTCCAGCAACACCAGCAGACTTAACTACATCTACTCCAAGGATTGCACCACCAGTAATAATCGGCAAAGCCGATGCAATAAACAACGAAACAAGTCGTTGTGAAAGGTCCAAAGTTTTAGCAATCATTGAGTTCATTCTGTGTCTTTCTGTGTAAGGGATATTAATGAATGAATTAAAATACCCACACCAGTAAGTAACAGAGCTTGACGCAAAGTTGGACCAGACAAGGTAATTAAAACCATGCCCGTTCCCACCCATGTCCAGGTGTTCTCCATAATGTAGGTTACAATCCGTTTCATTTACGTTTAATACTAGTAGATGGCATTGCTGCGATTAAAGCACCAGCAGCTACAAGGGTTCTACGTGTCTTAACGGGGATGCTCGAGCCTGTAGGCACGTAGTCCTCAAACTGGGAGCCAAAGATATCAATGGTTTTCTCAAACGCCTTCTTGACTTTAGTAGGGGCTTCTTGAATAGCAGCAGTAAATTCTTCCAACTGTTCCTCAGTTAGCTCCTCTACGTCAATCTGCTCAAACAACTCTTCGGCCTGATCCTCAGTAATAGCAGCCAACACCTCAGGACTTGAAGCAATCTCGGTGGCTTGATCCGAAGTAATCTCCGCAGCCAACAGTTGGGTAACAGCAGCAACGATCTGTTCAGGTTCAGCCTCGGTAAGGTCCTCTAAGATTTCTTCTACTTGCTCATCAGTAACTGGCTCATCAGCTGGGACATCAGGTAAGGTGGTAGTTGATGACAACTGTGGCGATTCTTCTTCTGTATCTTGTGTATATTCCTCTGGCGATTCTGTTGTTGTTGGGGCATCTGTTTCGTCAGGAGCAATCTCTTCAACAAAAGTATCTTCAGGATAAGTCTCCTCAGGATAAGTCTCTTCTGGATAAGTCTCCTCAGGAGTAGAAGTAGTTGTTTCTAGAGTATCTTCTGACACCTCTTCTTCTTCTTCAGGAAGGGTCGTTACCGTGGGTTCTGGCACTTCTGTTGTCGTTGTCGTTGCCGTGGCTACTGGCAAAGATGTCGTAGTTGTCGTTGCAGGGACAGTCGTTTGAACTACAGTAGTAGTACTTGTCGTCGTCGACTCCGTGGATGTTGTAGTTGGGGCCCATGATGTAGTGGTTGTCTCCTGAATTGTAGTAGTTGTAGTACTAGATGTAGTGGTAGACGAGGAGGAAGATGAAGACGAAGATGAAGATGTTGTTGTGGTCTCTGGCAGGGTTGTTGTGG